TTATAGTAAAAAATATATAGATTCACTCGTAAAATATAATTAAATATTTAAATATTAAATAAAGATTTGTAATATATACATAAATGAAAAATATATTACATATTACTAATCATATTGGAACAATAAAAAATATAGAAAATATGTGTAATTTATTAAATTTAAATCTAACTACACAACAATGGGATTATGGATATTATATTAATGAAACAGAATCTGATATAATTTGGAATAGATATGAAAAATATATTGACCATTTTGATTATATAATTTTTACAGATACATCCATGATTGCTAGACCTTTTTTACAAAATATTGAAAAACATAAGGCTACTATTATAATATACATTACAAATAGATTTAATTGGGGGATTTGGGGATTTGAAGATAAACCATTTTATAATCTATATAGTAGCTTATCAACACACGAAAGAGTTTTTTTTTCAGCAGATAATAAATATGACATGTATTTTTCAAAATTACATAATATTTTTTTTAAATTTGATAATATAATTAGATTAATACCTAATATACCTTCAAATAATATTATAATGCCTATAAATGATAAGTTTTTTATATATAATAGAGGTACAAAAATAGAAAATTATAGAATATTTTTAGATAATTTAAATATTAAATACGATATTTATGGTGAAAATCATCAAAGATTTAAAGACCAATATCATATTTGTGAATATACAGGTATTATTCATATGCCTTACCAAACAAACATTCAATCATTATATGAAAATTTAGCATATAATATTATATATTTTATACCATCGAAACAATTTATATTTGAACTCATTAATAATGATTGGTATTATTGGGAAGAAAAAAATAAATCTGAAGAAATAAAAATTAATAGTATTTTATTATCAGAATGGTATTTACCTGAAAATGAAACTTTATTTATTTATTTTGATAATTGGGAACAATTAAAAGAAAAAATTAATACCATTAATATCGCTGAAAAAAAAGCACTAATACAAAAACATATGGAACAAAATCAATTATATAATATAAATTCGTGGGGAAAAATATTAAAGTAAATATATGAAGTATTCTTATAAATGAATTATCCAACAATTGTAACAATGTTTTATGATATACGAAAATTTGATAAAACTCATGTTAATGATAATAGACAGAAAAATAAATATATAGAATTAGCACAACAATTCATGTTGACATTACCATATCCTATTATATTTTTTATTGATGATGAAGATAATGAAATATATGAATATATTTATAATGCTAGAAGAAAACATAATTTATTACAATTAACAAGTCTTTGTAAAATTGGTTTTACAAAAACATATTTTTACAAAGACTTGTCAAAATTAGAAGAATTACAAACTTATTTTATTATTCATAATGGTGATTTAAAACACGAAACACCATTATATATCATTTTAAATAATAATAAGTTTTTCTTTATTGAAAAAGCAATCGAATTAAATCCATTTAATAGTAGTCATTTTATTTGGATGGATTTTGGTATTAATCATGTAGCTAAAAATACTGAATTAATTCATGAATGGATTAATTGTGTACCTGATAAAATAAAGCAACTATGTATCAATCCATATATAGAGAATACTGAACCTAAAAAATATTTTGAAAATATTTGGCATAATTGCGCTGGTGGATTATTTTCTGGTTCTAAAGAAAATTTACTTAAATATATTGAACTTTTTAAACAAAAAATAGAACAAATATATAATGCTAATTGGTATCAACTTGATGAGGCTGTAATGACAATAATTCAGCGAGAAAATTATGAACTATTCGATTTTTATTATGGAGACTATGAAGGTATCGTTAGTAATTATTTAAAACCATTACATTCGTGGTGGTTAATTAATACAAATATTGATAAATGTTTGAGGATGAATAACACCGCATTTTTATATAAAATGGTAATTTATCTAGATTTATTTTTTTCTTTTGAAGAAAACCAAAATAATGACAATTTTTATAAATATATTAATAATAATATTATTTGTAATTATTATCAAAATAATAAGTGTCTGCGGATTGAAATAATTAATTTAATTAATAAAAAAAATAATGAAAATGATGAGAAAATGAAAGAGTTATTAAATTATAATAAAGATAATTTGAATTTTTATGATAATAAAGAATTAATTATATAATTTATTTTAATTTAATTTTAAACACATCAAATTTATGTTACCATAATATAAATTAGAGGCATCTGTATCTACTCTAATAGCATAATAATAACTACCTGTAGTTCCAATTGTGTCAATTGCTTGCATATTTATTGTTGCACCATTTGTAGATTGTGTAGAGGGGTTACTATTAATACTTATTGACCATAATGATGTATTTAAATCATTTAATGATGCTGTTCCGGTATGTAATGGTGGATAAATAACATCTGAATTTGTTGTTTGATTTGATAAATTTACAGCTGATGGTGGTAATATTGTACCACTCATTCCGGTTGGGGCTCTCATAATTGTAGCAGAACAATTTTTAAGGTTTGATGAACCAGATAAAATTTGACAAGAACCATAAATTAAATTTTGTTGATTTACCTTTGTTGTAACAATTGGTCCTAAGTTTAAAGCATCTAAAAAATATGTACCTGTTGGTCCTGTTGGACCTTGTAATCCAGTTGCTCCTGTTGCTCCTACTCCTCCAGAACTAGCAGGTCCAGTCGGTCCCCTACACCCAGTTCCAGTAGCTCCTTTTGGTCCAGTTGAACCAGATTGTCCATAAGGACCAATTGGACCTTGGGGTCCTGCTGGTCATTGTGGTCCTAAACCTCTTAAATCGCAACATTTTTTACTTCCTAAATATTGTGTATAAGTTGACATAGTATATAATAATATATGATTTTTAAAAAAAAATATATAATTATTAAAATTACATTATTATTTTCAATAATTTAGCTTTATCTACATTATCATAATTAAATAAATATTCATTACACCATTCCGTATTTTTATTTGTTAGAGAGACGAATAAGTTTTGTTTTTTACAATCTTTTCCTACAAATCCTTTTTCTATAAGAATATGTTCTGGTATTACATAAAATTTATTATTTTTACAATTTAACCAATATAAATCATTATCTCCTTCTTGGTAATTTTGTTGAACACATTTACCATCTACTCTACATTTATATTTATTTAAAGTAAATAAAAACATATTAGGATTATTTGGTTTACAAATACTCCCAACTTTTTCTTGAACTTTTTTATTATTAATCATAAAATCATAAACAAGACCTTCAATACTATTATTTTTAAATTCTATAAAATCTATTTTTTGTTCTCTATAATTTCGATATATTTGTTCTTGTTTTTGTGAATTACTTGTTGGAGTGTTTAAAATTTCAAAACAAAATTTATTAGTTGAATTATAATATTTTTGGATATTTTCAGATAAATTTGATTTAATTTCATATTTATTGTATTTTGATTTTTGTGCGATACCTATTGTTTGTTGGTCTACTACATCTTCGTAAGGTATTAACCATATTTTTTTATCTGATTCACACATACATAATAATAAACAATTTTCATACTTAGAATTATTTAATCTAAAATAATACTGACTTCTTTCGGTTTTAATATTTGTTGTTTTTACTTGTATTCCTAACCATAAATCTTCTTCACTATTTAAAGGTTTAAGTACTATATCAGCCTTACAACCATCAAATGTTTTTTTAATAATAAAATATTCTTTTACTAAATCTATAAAATAATTAATACAATTAAATTCTTGTTCTAAAGCACTAATACCATTAGGTCCACTTCTAAGATTTGTTAGAAGTATTCCAGTGTTAATATTAACACAAGAAGGACAATTTATTCCTTGGTTTAATGATGTAAAATTTTTTAAGCGAACCATATTTTCGTGTCCGCAAGAAGCAATATATTTAATTTTTTGTGAATTATTTATATAATAATCAACAAACTCTTCTTTTGTATAACATAATTTACATTCTTTATCTTCAAAACTTTTACAAACACTTTCATATGTTAAAACACTTAACGCACAATTTTTACATTTTATTCCTACTCCTTTTACAAATTGTTTAAACATTGTAATATTTGTATGACCACAAGACGCTATATAATTTATTTTTTGTAGTTGATTTATGTATTCATTATCCAATAAAATACAATTATTTTGAATAAATGTATTTTTAACTTGTTCGAAAGTATATTTAATAGGCATAGTTATATATACTCTATTATATTTAAGTAGTTTTATAATCAATTTTAAATTATATAAATAATTTTAAATAATATTTTATATGATTTATTTTTTTGTTACCATATATGGTAACGAATTAAACCGTTGGGAGCGAAGCGAGGCAAAGACGTATGGTACCAAGACTAGCTACGTCATATTTAACAACTAGCGGTAAATCATTCTCTAGATAAACTTCAATTTGAGAGCAAAGATTAGTACACTTAATAAAATATCCCAAATTTTTTAGAGAAAATTCACCTTGAATAACCTTAGATGAGTCTTGCTTTAAAACAAAACCCATTGAACCATCAGATTCAGCTCGGTGAATTTCAGCAGAAGCAAATTGTCCCGAACATTTAAAAATCAATTCATTTCCAACAGACTTAATCTCTAATTTATCTGAGATACAAGAGAGATCACGAATAATTTTTTGAAAATCAGCAGAAGGTAGATTAATAATGGAAGAAAACTTAACATCAGGATATTCAAGCTCTTCAGGCTCAGGTTCAATAAGTCTTAACTTCTGAGTCTTACATTGCTTAATCTCTCCATTCTCAAATTTCAATGCTAAATGAGAAACAATTCCGTCGATATAATCAGCGTTTTCAATATAAATAGTTAGTGTATCATCATTATCAATAGAGTTGATTAGCTTGAAAAGATGAAACATATTAACACCAATAATAATTTTCTCTTTTTTACATTCATAAAATTCAAAATTCTGAGCTGCTAAATAAAGATGGGCCAAAATAGTATGAGACTTATCCATATTAATAATTCGAATTCCATCAGGTTGAAAGCTAATATTAGTTTCAAGAAGAATATCTTTTAAAGCAGTCATAAGAGTTCTAAATGGAGCAATTTGTACGGTTTTGATAGTTAAAACATTTCCATCAGTACAAGAATTATTTACATTTTTTTGAGATTTTTCAATAAAATTTGACATTATAATTTATTTTTCCTAATAATCTTTAAATACTTATGTATTTAAATATTTAAACGCATAATATTACTATTTTATTGTCTAATTTATATAAATTAATTATAAAAAATCAATTATAAAAAATCAATTATAAAAAATCTATTATAAAAAATCTATTATAAAAAATCAATTTAAATATATTTTACTATTATACGTAGAATGTCTATTGATATAAAGCAAAAATGTTTTGATTCTATTCAAGACTTATTTCAAAAATATGAAAATAATGAATATATGTTGCAACGTATACATAGTCACGTTGTAAATTATTTGCCAAGTGTACTTGATAATGAATTGAAAAATCACGAAAGAAGGATTAATCGTAATATGTATTTAACAAACGAACAACAAATTTTTATTCAAGTTTTTTTAAATAAAAATCAATATTATTATTTACCTAGTAACAATTGTTTTTATGAATATAACGGAAAAAATTATTTTATTATAAAAGATGATGATATTATTCATAAATTACTATCTAGTATTTCAAAGGAACGAATCTTACTACAATGGAAACATAAGACCAAATTTAACATTCTAAAACAAATTAAAGAGAGAAGTCTTTTTTCTTCTATTCCAGAAACGGATACAATTCAGAATGTATTAAATGTTCTTTATCCTTATATTTTTACTACAAAGAACCAAGCTAAGTACTTTTTAACTATTCTTGGTGATAACATTCTTAAAAAAAATCAAAATTTAATTTTTCTAGCAAATTCTAAAATAAAAAAAATGTTATCTGAAATTGATACCATTTCATATTTTTCAATTGGGTTTACAAATATAACAAATAATTTTATTATAAAGTATCACGAAAATCATTCTTATGATAATTGTAGACTAATTAAAGTAAATGAAAATTCATCTATTGATATATGGAAAGATACATTAATTAAAAATGGTCTAGATTTGATTTGTGTTGCTACACATTATTCTAATCGTTATGAAAATTCTGATAATTATCTGAATACTAAAGCTGATGAAGAATTAAAAAATTATTCGTTTTATTTAAAAAATGTTAAAAAACAAGAAATTATATCTAATTTTTGTACTAAATGTTTTCAAACAACTAATATTGATACAAATAATAATGTTACTAAAATAGAATGGAAAAACGTTCATTTTATTTGGAAACAATTTATTTCAAGTCTCTCTTTACCTAATATGATTTATTCAAATACATTGAAAAATTTATTAAAAGAAACATTTAGTTATGATGAATCATTAGATTCTTTTATTAATATTACAAGTAAATATTTACCAATTGAAAGCGATTTTATTAAATTTTGGGAAAAAACTATTGTTATTGATGAATCGCAAGATTTTTCTCAAAATTTAGAAGAGGAATTAGAAGTTGATGAATTATGTATGTTATTTAAAAATTGGGTAAAACAAGATAGCGAAGAAACATTATTATCAAGTGGAAATATTAGTGAAGAAAATGTAGTCAAAATACTTAAACATTTTTTTCCAAATATTGAGATTATAGAAGATAAGTATGTTTTAAATATAAGCTGTACTATGTGGAATAAATTTAAGGATATTATAAAATCATTTGAATTTATTAAAAATGAATTAAAAAAAAATGATTTTGTTGCGCTTATATCATTCGATGATGCTTATAATTATTACTTTAAATTTTGTAATTCTAAATCATATAAGTTTATAATAAGTAAGAGATATTTTGAAAAATATTTATATAGTAAGATGAGCGAACATATTGTTTATGAAAAATTTATTGAAACAGAATGGCTAATAAATTCTACTTTACTTTCTCTAACTTTGTAATGAACTTCGTGAAAAAAAGTAGAGCAAAATATTAATTTCCACTTTTTTCACGAAGTTCATTACAAAGTTAGAGAAAGTAGAGTAAAAAAATATTTTTGTATTAAATAACTAATTATTATTGAAAATACAAATGCTAGAGCACCCCATAACCCAGCACCTGCTATCTTATAATATAATTCTAAATCATTTCCAAAAATTTTAAGCTTGTCAATTATAATATCTACTGCGTATCCTAATGGAAATGCGATACCAATAAATTTAATCAATTCATTATTATTATGCGGAATATAAAAACCCAACAAAATTTTTGATATTAAAATATTTATTAATAACGCAACAACAATTGTTATACCAGCATACACAGCACATTTAATCATAGATTTATTTTTAAAATAGGGTATTAATGATAATATTATTTTAAAATTATAATCTTTTGTTAACGAATTTCTTGACAATAAATTTAATGATACATCAGATAATGCTGAAACAATAAAATTTATTATAATAAATATTATTACTTCCATATATTATATATATATATACTTATAGATGACAAAAATAATAAATTCTTATTTTTGTCATAACTTTTTAATCATTTTATTTTTATTTTATTTTATTTTATTTTATTTTATTCGAAATAAATTAAATACTTAATTTCCCATTCCAGCAGCAAATTGAACGGCATTACCAGATGTTCCGACACCTTGACCATCATAATCTGTTGGGCTTAAAGCAAAGTTAATTCCTCCTCCTCTCTTTTTTTTGTGACGACGAGAGCTTTTAGAATGGCGACGACTTGATTTACCATTTAACTTAACAGCACCAAATTTACCTTTTTGGGTGCCATAACCTGCCTTAACTAGACGGTTCTCTCTTTTAGCACTGGCGTGTTTTGATCTAGAAACAATACGACCATTTTTATTTTGTAAAATGTTACCTTTTGTAAGACCTCCAGAAGTTTTATACGCTGTTCCGTGCCAAACTTGAGCGCGAGTACCAATTAACATATCAAAACTTTTACCACTTACAATATATTTACCATTTGCGCTTTTTGTGAATCGAGTCATTATAAAATTATTAGAGAAAATATTTTTTTTGCTAAATAAAATATAAAACGCGGATTAATCTTGGTTTAAAAACGATTTCTTAAAGGAGCTCCACTACCTCCTGGTTGTCCTTCAACGCGACCTAAATAATTAAATACTACTGGTTCTCCTAAATAATAGTTACCAAATTGAGTACTACCACCTACAGTGCTATTTATAACGTGTGATACTCTTTGAGCATTTGATATATTATTCGATGTTGAGTTTGATGTAAATTTTTTATATTCTTCTTGATAGCAATTACAAACTATACTTTTAGAATATGCGTCAATTAATGCGTTATAATTTATTAATTTCGAAGCATTAGAATTTCTACCAGGAGTAAAATGTTTATATGAATACATATAATATAAAAACTATATGTTTTATTTTGTAATTATTTTTAAATAATTATTTAAAACTAATTTCAAAATAGATATAATATTATGAATACTAATTTTTTATTTATCGATATATCGCCAACTAATACTAGCGGTTTTTGTAATCAATTGTATTCTATTGCTGGTTCTTGTTCTCATTTGGTAAATCATAATCCGTCAAATACTACTAAAGTAATTTTTATTGGTAAATATTTAATGGAAGTTAATAGCAAAAAATTTTGTAATATTGGAGAAATTATTGATTTAAATGCTAGCAATATTTTTTTAAAAAAATATAATATTATTCTTTTTGATATGTTTAATTTTGACTTTAAAATTGTTAAAATTAAATATGGATTAAATAATTATTCTTATGATATTACATATGAAATAGTTAATCAATCATTAAAAAATAATATCTTTAAAATTGGAAAAGATATAAATTTAAATAATATTAAAGGTGATCCAATTGAGTATTATAAAAAAACATTTTGTATACCATTTAATAAAAATCAATCAAAGAAAATATACATTACGTATTTAATTAATGGTATTATTTTTAATGAAGTTTTAAACGAATTAGATGGATATTTAAAAAATGATTTTTTGCTTGATTTTACACAAGAAAAAAAAATATGTCCTGTTCATAATGATGGTAGCTTTATTTTTTCGGATATTTTAAGAAATATTGTATTTAATAATGTTTATATTGAAAAAGCAAATGAATTTATAAAAACAAATATTAGTATAAACAATAATAATATAAATAATAATACAAATAAAAAAATTAATTGTATTCATTTAAGACTAGAAGATGACGCAATAGATCATTGGTCTAAATCTAACAAAATAGATTTCAATACTTATAAAACATTGCTTGAAAATAAATACATTTATTTTATTCAAAAATATATTGATAAACATATACCTACTATTATTCTTGCGCATAATTATGAAAATAATGTTATTAAATATCTTACTGAAAATGATTATAATTATATTACAACCCCTAATTTTCATCCAGATAGAGATGTTTCCGCAATTATTGATTTACATATTGGGCAAATTTGTAATAATATATGTATTTGTGTTTTTGAATCTACTTTTAGTTTTGCTTTAGTTACAAGAGCTTATAATATAGCTGAAATTAAAAATTATTTAATTTGTTTTACAGATATTAATAATAATAATGAAATTCATTTTGCTAATAAATTTATTACATAATTTTTTATTTTTTATTTTTAATATTTTTAATATTTTAATATTTTAATATTTTTTATTTTTAATATTTTAATATTTTTAATATTTTTGTATTTTTATATATTTTTATTCATTTTTAATATTTTATTTTAAATAAAAATTGAAATAATTTAAACACAACAGTTTAAATTATAATAATACAAATATGAACACCTCAAGTGCGACTAACTCAAGTGATTTAGAATTATCTAATAAATATCAACAGAAGACTGATAAAGGTCATATTCTGGATAATCCAGATACATATGTTGGCTCTATTGAAGAAATTGATGAAAATTTATGGATTCTTAGCGAAGATGGTACTAAGATTATTCAAAAAAATATAAAATATATCCCCGGTTTATTCAAATTATTTGATGAAGGAATTGTAAATTGCCGCGACCACGTTATACGTATGTTACAAGCAGTTGCGAATAATGTTGAAAACGCATTGCCTGTTACTAATATTGATATTTCTATTCAAGAAGATGGTACTATTATAATGTCAAATGATGGAAATGGAATTGATGTTGCTCAGCATCCTGAGTATAAAATTTGGATACCTGAATTAATTTTCGGACATCTTAGAACATCTACTAATTATGATAAATCAGAAAAAAAAATTGTTGGTGGAAAAAATGGTTTTGGATTTAAATTAGTTCTTATTTGGTCTACTCAAGGTTCCGTTGAAACAGTCGACCATATTAGAGGTCTCAAATATATGCAAGAGTTTAATAATAATTTAGATGAAATTTGTAAACCATCTATTACCAAATGTAAGCTTAAACCATATACTAAAATTACATTCAAACCTGATTATGCTCGACTTGGTATTAGTGGTTTGTCACCAGATATGATTTCATTGCTAAAAAAGCGAGTATATGATGTTGCTGCCGTAACAGATAAAAGTTTAAAAGTCAAATATAATTCTAGTTTAATTCCTATTAAGAATTTTCAACAGTACATTGATTTATATATTGGAGATAAAACAACATCGCCAAGAGTATATGAAGACACTGGACCTGAAGGAAGATGGGAATATGCGGTAGCATTATCACCAAATAGTGAATTTATACAAGTATCATTTGTTAACGGAATTCATACCGCGAAAGGCGGCAAACACGTAGAATATATATTAAATCAAATCACCAGAAAATTAGTTGACTTTATTGAGAAAAAGAAAAAGGTAAAGGTCAACCCTAATAGCATTAAAGAACAACTTATTTTATTCTTGAGATGTGATGTTGAGAATCCAGCGTTTGATAGTCAAACAAAAGATTATATGAATACTCCTTCTTCTAAGTTTGGTTCTAAGTGTGATGTATCTGATAAATTTATTGAAAAAGTTGCTAAAATGGGAGTAATGGATGCCGCGTGTGCTATTACCGAAGTAAAAGAAAATAAAGTAGCAAAAAAAAGTGATGGTTCTAAAACCAAAAGTATTAGAGGTATCCCTAAATTAACTGATGCTAATTGGGCTGGAACTGATAAATCAAAAGATTGTATTATCATCTTTTGTGAAGGCGACTCAGCTAAAGCTGGTATTATTTCTGGGTTATCTTCTGAAGACCGCAACACAATTGGTGTATATCCATTGAAAGGCAAACTATTAAATGTACGCGGTGAATCAGCTAAAAAAATTTCAGAAAATAAGGAAATTACTGAAATTAAAAAAATTATTGGATTAGAAATTGGGAAAGAATATTTATCTATGGACCAAGTTGGTAATTGTTTGCGTTATGGTAAGGTATTGTTCTTGACCGACCAGGATCTAGACGGGTCCCATATTAAAGGTTTGTGTATAAATTTATTCCAAACAGAATGGCCATCACTTGCTGAAATACCAGGATTTATTGGATTTATGAATACTCCTATTTTAAAAGCAAATAAATCTAATCAAACATTAATGTTTTATAATGATGGTGAATATGAAGAATGGAAAAATGAAAATGATACTAAAGGATGGAAAATAAAATATTATAAAGGATTAGGTACTAGTACAGGTAAGGAATTTCGTGAATATTTTGAACAAAAAAAAATTGTAAATTTTGAACATAATGGAAAAACAAGCGATGATGCGATTGATATGGTTTTTAATAAAAAAAGAGCAGATGACAGAAAAGTTTGGCTAGATGATTATGATAGAGAATCATTTATTGATACAAATCAACCTTCTGTTACATATGAAGATTTTATTGGTAAGGAATTAATTCACTTTTCAAAATACGATTGTGATAGGAGTATTCCTAACTTGATGGATGGTCTTAAGACTAGTTTGCGAAAAATATTGTTTGCCGCATTTAAAAAGAATTTAACTACTGAAATTAAAGTAGCACAATTTAGCGGTTATGTTTCTGAGCATTCATGTTATCATCATGGAGAAGCTAGTTTAAATGGAGCAATTGTTGGGATGGCTCAAAATTTTGTTGGATCTAATAATATTAACCTATTAGAACCTCATGGACAATTTGGTTGTTTGGCTCCTGATACACCAATATTATTATGGAATGGAAGCATTAAAATTGCTAAAGATATTTTGGTAAATGATATTTTAGTAGGGGATGATGGTAATAAAAGAACTGTATTACAATTAACAAATGGAGTAGATGAAATGTATAAAATTAATTTAAATAATGGAAAAACATTCACAGTAAATAGTCAACATATATTAACATTACAATTTGAAAATAATTTAAAAATATTCTGGAAAGAATCAAATCAATCGTGGTATATGATTTATTATGATAAAAAAGATGAAAAAATAAAATCGTTATCAGCATTAACTTCAGACAGTAAAAATTCAAGTCATTTTAATAGCTGCAAATTGTCAAAAAATGAAGCATTTGAAAAAATAATATCATGCAGAAATAAATTAATCGCTCAATTTGGTTCAGAAAAAATTATAGATATTAAATTAATTAATTATATCAAAATTTCTAAATTTTACAAAAGAGGCTTACACATGATAAATAATTTAAATAATATAAATTGGGATAAAAAAGATTTACCAATAGACCCATATATATTTGGGGCATGGTTAGGTGATGGTGACCATGGTGGAAATGGATTTACAACAATAGATGATGAATTAGTAAAAAGTTTCGCACTTTGGGCTGATACTATTAATGCTGAAATTACTCATCAACCTAATAGCGGTCGTGAAGATTGTTATCATTATGGAATTAGAAGAAAAAATAGTGGTACAGTTGTTTCAATCGGAAATATTAATAATAGCACTGCTAGTTGTATAGCTTGTTCCCAATCAAGAAGATTACACCCATCGTGTAACTGGGTATTTCAAAAATGTGATGAAAAAATTAATTATGGACAAACAATTACTGGACAGAATAGGACAGATTTAAATCCATTTAAAGAAATATTAAAAAAAAATAATCTTTATAAAAATAAATTTATTCCATCAGAATATATATATAATGATGAAAATAATAGACTACAATTACTTGCGGGATTTATAGATACTGATGGATGTTTAAAACAAAATAATACAACAGCTCCGTCATTTGAAATAGGGCAATCTGATAGATTACACGGAAATTTAATAGATAGTTTAAATATTATTGCTCAAAGCTTAGGATTCGCTACTTCAATACATAATTATGGAACACATAAATTAACAAAAAAAGGTGAAAATATGACAATGAAAACTTTAAGAATATTTGGTGAAGATTTAGATAGAATACCTACAAGATTACCTAGAAAAAAAATTATAAAAACAGGAAAATACACAAAAGCGGCAACGCATTACTCTTCATTTGAAGTAATTCCAATTGGAAAAGGTGAATTTTATGGATGGAGTATAGATAATAATGAAAGATTCTTATTAGGTGATTTTACTGTAACTCATAATAGTCGTCTTAAAGGTGGTTCAGATAGTGCGTCTGAAAGATATATATTTACACAACTAAATAAAATTACGCGCAAAATATTTAATGTAGAAGATGATAACATTTTGAAATATTTAAATGATGATGGCACACCTGTTGAACCAATATTTTATGCTCCAATTATTCCAATGATTCTTATAAATGGTTCTAAAGGAATTGGTACTGGATTTAGTACTGATGTTATGAGCTATGATCCATTACAAGTTATTAATTATATTAAATCAAAATTAAATGCTGAAGAATACAATCTAGATTTTATTCCATATTATGAAGGCTTTCAAGGCACAATTGAAAAAATTAGTGAATCTAAATTTCTAATAAAAGGTAGATATGAAAAAGTTGGACCTGATAAAATTAGGATTACTGAATTACCTGTTGGGTTTTGGACAGAAAATTTCAAAGAACACTTAGAAGAACTTATTGAACCAGGAGTTGATAAAGCTGGTAAAAAAATTGTATCTATTGTAAAAGATTATGATGATATGTGTAAAGATACTACAGTTGATTTTACTGTTATGCTTCAAAAAGGCAAAATTGAAGAATTAGAAGCAAGTGCTGCGGATTATGGCTGTAATGGAATCGAAAAATTATTTAAACTTTATACTACAAATACAAATACAAATATGCATCTATTTGACGCAGAAGATAAGCTTAAAAAATATGAAAAGGTTTCAGAAATTATTGATGACTATTTTGAAACACGATTACAAATGTACCAAACTAGAAAAGATTATATGATTGATGCTTTGGAAAAAGAATTGGTTTTATTGGCAAACAAAGCAAAATATATTAAAGAAAATTTAGATAACACAATTGATTTGAGAAAAAAGAAAAAAGAACAAGTTATCCAAATGTTACAAGAAAAGGGATATGATATTATTGGAGATGATTTGGAATATAAATATTTGGTTAAAATGCCAATGGATTCAGTTACAGATGAAAATGTTGAAAAAATATTTAAAGAACACGGTGCTAAAGAAGTTGAATTAGAAACTATTAAATCTACAACTATCAATCAAATGTGGTCTTCTGAATTAGATAGTTTGAGAGAAGAATATATTGTTTATAAAGAAGAAAGACAAAGGCTTATGAGTGGAACAGAAACTAAAAAGAAGACTAAAGGAACTGTCATTAAAAAATCTTCTAAAAAGATTGTTATTGATGATGCTTAAGAATTTTGAATAATTATTATTTGTATTATTTTAAATATTATTTTATTTTTTCTATTTTTATATTTTTAATTATATTTGACATTAATATAATTAAATTATTTTTTAATATTTAAAAGTAATACAATTATCTAATTATGAGTTTAACTATTGAATCGTGTATATATAATCAAAAAATTAAAACAAATATAGATTATATTTTTAAAAATTCTATTTTATATGACAAATTATGGGAGCATAATATTTGCGAAAAAATTTGTACATTTATTGAAGATGGTACTGATTTTATTGATATAGGAGCTAACATAGGATTAATAACATTAGGTGTAAAAATATGTTTAAAAAATAAAAAAATTCAAAAAATTCATTGTATTGAATGTGATAATGATAATTTTACATCTTTAAAATTTAATACTAGTACTCACCCAGAAATAAATTTATATAATTTTGCTTTAGCAGATAAACCTCAATTATGTAATATGAGTATTAATGACTATAATAATGGTTGTAATATTATAAACACAAGTTACACAAATGAAAAAATAACTACTTATGACTATACTCATATTAATAATGGGTTTAAAAAAAAATATAATCTTTTTATATCAGCAACATCATTAGACAGTATTTCTTATATTTTCACAAATAAAGTCAGCGTAATTAAAATTGATGTAGAAGGATTTGAAGATTTGATTTTGCAAGGTGCTAATTTATTTTTAGAAAAACATAAACCCACAATTTTTATTGAAATTTTTAATGAAAAATATAATAAAACTTTAGAATTATTAACTAGTTTAAATTATATATTATTAGAAAATATTGGTGACCTCAATTATATATTTGTTTATTTATAAAAATTATTGCCTTTTCTCTCTAAAACCACGGTTTAAGAACTAATTCTCTGTCACTATTATCTGCCATAACAGGATGAGCTATTGGTACTACTAATGTGCTCGCATCATCAATATATTTCATATAACCTTGCGCTTCACTATAAACTTGTTGAATACAAAAATTTAAAACCATTTTATTTAGCTCTTCGATTTGTTTTAATATATTATTTGGTTGATTAGAAGCATTTTGTAAAAAAACACTTCTCATTACAATTTTTAAAGAATCACAATCTTGAGGTCCTATTACGTATTGTCCGTTTGATTTGTGATATACACCTGCTCTTATTCCATTTTGTAGTATCTGAATATTCTCTAGAGAGAAATAAGCAATTGATAAAGAAGACTCATCCCAAAGACCCTCAGTTGGATTCCTAAATGTAGTACACTGGTGTGCTGGTATTTTATCATACATTTCAAATAAGGTTGAAGTATTAGGCGTTTTTATATCTACTCTTCCATTTGTTGATACTCTTCCATTTGATTCTCTTCCATTTGATTCTCTTCCATTTGAACTATTCATTTATATTACTTAAATAGAAAAATTATATATATTTATTTTATATACAAATGGAAGGATTTCAAAAAATTGTTTTGATTATTGCTATAATTGTTTTGATTATAACTTTAGTTGTTATGGGACTTGCTTTAGCTTCAGCTAGCGGAGAATCCTGGCCACCTCTAGTTCCTGATTGTCCCGATTGGTGGATAGCTGATGGTTCAGGAAATAATTCTAAGTGTATTAATGTTAAAGATTTAGGAGTTTGTCCGGCACAATCAGGGAAAAAACATCAAAATATGAATTTTAATTTACCATCATTTACCGGTTCAAATAGTATGTGTGCTAAATATACTTGGGCTAATAATTGTAAAGTGCCATGGGATGGTATCACATATGGTGTAGAAAATCCTTGCTCTACTACTACATAAAATTAATTATATATTTATAATAAATATAACATTATAAATATATATATATTATTATATTTATAATGAACCAAATACAAAAACAATCACAAAATATTTTTTATTATATTAATAAATTACCTATTGATTTAGTTAATGAAATCAAAAAATATATTCCAAATAAAAATTTATTTTTTGTTAATCGTGAAAAATATATAGCAAATCATTATTTAATAAGAGATTTAATACCAAAAAAGAATTTTGAACGTTATATTAGAAATATTGTTTATCTTGATTTTGATTTTGTTTTTATTCAAATCGTCCAAGAAAATTATTTAAAATGGTTTGAAATTAAACAATATTTATATAAAAATATTATTTATAAGAATTATATTTATTTTATTAAAGATTTTTGTATTGAAAATAACTCAGAAAAATGTAGAATTATGCTTAATTTTTTTCTTGAAAAACTTGGTTTATGTAAAAATCAACATAAAAAGAATATTAATAAACATATAATATGGAAGACCTAAATTTTAATAAAATTTTAAATAGAGAAGAAAAAGCATCAAGTATTAAAGAAATACTAACTAATTTTGAGCTAAATAAAAATAATCTTCTTTTTAAAAAAGGCATTTATGTTTATGGTGATCCTGGCTCAGGTAAAACTACATTTGTTACCAATATATTAAAAGAAATGGATTATGATATTATTAAATATGACGCTGGAGATATAAGAAATAAATCAATTATTGACAATATTACAAAGCATAATATGTCTGATAAAAATATTATGAGTTTATTTAATAATAAGGTTAAAAGAATCGCAATTATTATGGATGAAATTGATGGAATGAATAATGGAGATAAAGGTGGAATTAATTCACTTATTAAGCTTATCCGCCCTAAAAAAACTAAAAAACAAAAGTTGGAAGAAGTTTCAATGAATCCTATTATTTGTATTGGAAATTATCATATTGATAAAAAAATTAAAGAGCTTATGAAGGTGTGTAATGTTATTGAACTTAAAACACCAAATATAAATCAGATTTCTGGAATAATTAAAACATTAATTCCTACAATTGAGGATATTATTAAAACTAAAATTATTAATTACGTACAAGGGGACATTAGAAAATTGAATAATATTTATAATATTTATAATTGTAAAAATGACATTTTTGAAAGTGATATTATTGATGATATTTTCCAATTAAAATCATATAATGATGATACTAAGAAAATTACTAATAAACTTATTAATAATAATTATAATATTGACGATCATCTTACAATTATGAATGAAACTGACAGAACAATTGTAGGTTTATTATGGCACGAAAATATCATCGATGTACTCGGTAAAACAGATAAAAGTATTTCAATTCCATTTTATATTAAACAATTAGATAATATGTGTTTTTCTGATTATATTGATCGTATTACATTTCAAAAACAAATTTGGCAATTCAATGAAATGAGTTCATTGATTAAAACCTTTAAGAATAATAAATTATATCACGAATCTTTTAAAAAAAAGCAAAAATATAATCCTACCGAAGTTAGGTTTACCAAAGTTTTAACCAAATATTCTACTGAATATAATAACTCACTTTTTATTCAGAACCTATGTCAGCAGCTTGGAATGGATAAAAAAGACCTATTCAGTTTTTTTCTTGAATTGAAAAATAAATATGATGATGCTCAGCTTTTATTACTATTTGAAAATTATGAAATAACTAAATTAGATATTAATAGAATTTATAGATATTTAGACAAATATACCAAAGAAAACGCTGCGGATGAAAATGAAATCGAAATTGATGATTCTGATAGTATTTGCGATTAAATAAAAGTACATTATTTATAAAAATAAATAAATAATAATTATATTATTTACTTATTTGGATTTTTATTTTAGCCTAGATTTATAGTCTATGTTTTTTATCTAGCTGATTCAAAATATCTAGTCTAGACTGCCTCTTAACTTCCCATCGTTTTTTAATAAGAATATCCAAAAAAAATCCTTGGTGTCTTTCACATTGTTCTGGAGTATCATAAAATAATGTAAGAGGACCTGATGGCACTTCACCTGTAGATATCATAGACTTAAAAAACAAATCTTCATCCATTGTACCAACCTTGTATTTATAATATTCACCTGTTTCAGCATTTCTAATTTGAGACTCGTGAGAACCAGAACCATATACTCCTAATTCTACTTTTTTATTTCTGTTATTAACTAAAACACTTCTTGTAAGTTTGTGGTATCCTCTATTTAAACATTGAACTCTACTTAATGCGTTTAGTTGATTTTTATTATTATTATTGTCATCAAAATCATTTGCCTCTAAAGAATTATATCTATCATCATATTCCATTTTATTAATATTATAATATTGTATATCTCTTTAAATAATTATTTAAATATTTAAAATATTTAAAATATTTAAAATATTTAAAATATTTAATTTAACTTATTTAATTTTAATTTTTCTATTTGTTCTTTTATTATTTGACGTATTTTATCTTCCAGATATTTTACCTTATCTTTTAACAATTTGTTCTCCATTGTTACTTCTTGTATAATTATTGACATTTGGTCTATAATTTGTTGATTTCCTTGTTGTCCATACATTTGATTCACCTTATTTATGGTGTCTTGATATTCTAATTGTTTTCTTTGATGTTCTACCATCATTTCTTCTCTTTGTTGCTTTATCTCATCTAATTGTTTTAAAACATCTGGTTTATTTTCTGGTCTTCCTGGCTCATATGTTTTTAATAAATTATCAATATCATTCATAAAGAAATTCTTTAAATCCTCCTCCTTTACAAAATCTTCCACTTTTTTATCCGAAATACTCATAAATTGATTCGGATTTTCTAATAAATGTTTTTTATCAAATGAATTATGGTCGTGCGAAAATACTAATATTGACTTCATTGGGTCTAGTTGGACGAAAGGAACTGAGTATCCTTTTAAAAAATGTCTCTCTTCAGCTACCGCAGCTTTATCCTCAAAGCTTGTTTCCTTTAATAATTCTTTTCTAAAAGCAAATGTAGCCGCGGTTGAATGGTTTGGACCATATGGACCAAATTTATACATTTTTTGTATATGTTTAAAATAAATATACATTTCACTCGAACCAGCACACATAGCATTTGGATTTGTTCTTAACATATCTACTGCGTGACTTACTCTATCAGGTGGATAATAATCGTCGTCATCCATACTTATTATTATATCACCCAATGCCTTTTCGTGTGCTAAATTACGTTTTTTACCTAGCATTAGTTTTTCATCATACTTAAAATATTTTACTTGGGGAATATGTGACACTAAATCCTCTATTTTATCTGTACCATCATCTATGATAATCCATTCCATCTTATCTTTTGGATATGTTTGGTTTTCAAAACATTTAATTATATAAGGGAAAAATGGTCTTCTATTGAATGTTGGCGTACATATACTTACAAATGGCTTTTTACTAAGTTTAGTTTTTTTCATTGTTCTTATTTTATTTAAATTATAATATTTATATTTATATTATATTTGATAACTATTATTTTAATTTATTATTTATTATTTATTATTTATTATTTATTATTTATTATTTATTATTTATTATTTATTTAATTTATTATTTATTTAATTTATTATTTATTTAATTTATTATTTATTTAATTTATTATTTATTTAATTTATTACCTATTTTTTTAATTTCGCGAGTTAATTTTTTTCCACCTCCACTCCATGGCATCATAGATTTAAAAAAACTCTTCAATTCAAATTCTTTTTGAACTTTACATGTTCTTTTTGCTTGATCGTAACTAACAACCTTTGTCAAATTTTCTTCAATTATTGGGTTGAAAATATCAATTGATAATATTCCAAAATATATTAAAACTACTGTTAATATTGACAAACCTCCAGCTAAACCACCTAAATTCGCAAAGGCACACAATACTACAAAAAATGTAATAACTGATGATACTGTTATTTTATTATATTTAAATACATCTTTAATTATTGATAAAACTGATACAACTTTATTATTCATTTCACCTTTACAACTTAATATAGTAAATACACAAATTGCCATTACTAATGGGGCTATAAATGGAATAAATGGCAACAATAACAAACCTACCCAAAAAAGTATTGAAAATACAAATACTAAAAAACAACCCATACCTAATTTAACTGGGTCCAGTGTGTTTTCCCATTTTGGTTTGCCTGTATCACCTGTATTTGTATTTACTGAAAAAAACCACGACATTTGATAGAACCATAAATACATAACGTAAAACAAATCTATTAAAATTAAAATGGACGTGTAAAACATCATTATTAATGGACCAAAAAGAAGTATTAAACTTTCAGGAACTTGATTCAATAAATTCAAAAATGTATTTAAAGATGAAAAATTAAAAACTAATAAACTCTCGATAATTGAAATAAAATAATTTGATAAATTATTTGAATTTGGTTTTTGTTTATAATCTCTTAACATGTCTAAAATAGTACTTTTATTATTCATCTCATAAGGAAATGAAATTTTTTTTGATAATGCTGGGTCAGTAAATGTTTCAAAAATATTTATTTGAATTGATTGTACGCTTGGAATATTATTTTCATACGGCATACATTTTTCATCAGTAGGTAAAATATTTGCTTGGGCTATTTTACATCCATATAATACACATCCACCTGCTGAAAAATTTAATATTAAAATGAACACAATTATTAATAATGATATTAAAAATTTACCTATATTTGATGATAAATTTTCATCAGTAACTGTTTCTTCTTCCTTTTTTTCATCAATAGCTGCGGTATCACTTGTAGATGACATTTATACTTATATTAATAATATAAAATTATTTTTATTTTTTAATTATTATTCTTGGTGATTTACTTTATAATGTATTATTATCTAATATTACAAATTTAAAATATTAGATAATAATATATGAATATTATTAAAAACCAATATAGTATTATTTTAATTGCTTTAATTAGCTTTTTACTTTTAATAAGTATTTTTAAATGGATTGATTATTTAGTTACAAATAATTATGTTAAATTATCTCGGGAAGGATTTGACACAAATACAAGTGATACTGGCAGTCCAGATACTAGTCATAATGTTGATATGCCTTTAACAACAACAACCAGCTGTAAAAATATGTGTGGACCTCCTAATCGTTGCTCTATTACCGGTCAGCAATGTATGTCTGATATAGATTGTCCAGGGTGCGAGCCACAAGTTCCGCCTCTTTCTTCAAGTAATGAAGGATCCAATATTATTGGTGATGATGATGCAGGAAAATTAACTGCTGGAGTTACACCTAATTATTCACCTTTAACTACTGGGTTTGGTACTCAATCAAGAATTGTTACTTCAGATAAATTTAGTAAACCTTCTATGCCTAATTTTGGTGTAAATACGTGGTCCAGTAAATTTATCAAGGGGCGCAAATTATTTGACGACCGATATAAACCAGCAGGATTAAAAAATATGCCTTCTTACTCTGACCGGTATTCGCTTACTGGAGAATTTATTGATGATGGGCCTCTTCCCTCTAACGCTTATTTAAAATAAATTCATAATAATAAAATATTATGAATAATTATGTTAGAAATAGTTGTAGCATATTATAATAATAACAATTTTGAAAAATTATTACCTATTTTTTCGGAAAATAAAATTACAATATATGATAAATCAAATAAGTATTCTAACGAACAATTTGAAAATATAATACAATTAGAAAATAAAGGTAGAGAAGGTGAAACATATTTAAGACACATAATAGAAAACTATGATGATTTAAGTGTCTATACTTTATTTATTCAAGATGATACAAATGAACACATAAAGTCTTATTCTTTGTTCTATGATATGACTAGTAGAATTATTTGTAGTAAACCGTTATTTTATCAATATGAAACAACTTGGCGAAAAGGTGGTAAAATAATTAAAAGAACTATTACTAATGGATATTGTAACTTACATACGCTTCCTTCAGCTTTTTCTATAAGAGAAACGTGCGCAAAATTTAATATTAATATGCCAAAAAGTTATAATACAGAAACGTGTGCCTTTTTTATTGTACATAAAGATATAATTCATAAAAGGTCTAAAGAATTTTATATAAATCTTAGGCTATGGTTATTAGAAAATGAAAAAAATGGGTTTGTTCTTGAACATATTTGGAAATTAATATTTTTATAATATTTTTATAATATTATTTATCAATTGTAACTTCCTTAGCTATTTTCTTTACTATTTTATCAGCCTTTTCGGCATCATTGTCACCTGAGCCTCCCATTGCCTCAACTACAATGTGATTATACTGGTCGCTTTTTTTGGAATCACTATAAATACAGTCAGGATACTTTGCCTTCCACTGAGGAATCGCACAGATATTCTTATGGGAAATGTACTTGATTGCCTTTTTTATTTTCTTATTATCAGAGTCTTCCTTTTCCCAAACGTTAGCATCCTTAACATATAAAGAATCCCTTTTTGGATCATTACAATGGACTGGTCTCATATTTTCTGCTAACGCATTTAAATGTTTAATTATAAGCTTAGACATACCATTAACAAAACCTAGTTCTCCAATGCTTTCAATATCGCAAAGTTGAATCTTGATTGAATCAACGAAATCCATAATATTCATCGCATCTTTACAAGTTTCGTTTAAAAAAAGCTGAAGATTGAATGTTTTATTATTACTATTATTCATTGAATTATTAATATTATTATTTGTTGTATTATTATTTTTTGCCATTTCAATAATTATTTTATTTTGTTCTAATAATAAATCTTTGAAATCTTGATTTTGTTGGATGATATTCAGTATTAAATCTGGACTTATTTCTTGAATTTGTTCGCTTATTTTTTCTTCATTAATATTTATAGTGGTACATTTTTTTTTATGATTCCATAATCCAACACGCGATTTGTAGTTCTTATTACAATTTTTACAATTAAAAATAGTTGAACTTTCGGAACTTAAATTGTTAGCATTTGTTAGATTTTTATGTTTAGATGTTAAAATATGTCTGTCGTATTGACTTTTTCGTAATGTTGAATAGTCACAAAAAATACAAACAAAAAATAATGGAACTTTTTGAACTAAATTTGTTAACATTTGTTATATATATTGTTAACAAAAAAAGTTCCTAAATACTTTTTAAAAAGAAATAATAAAAAATTATGCTAACAAAATGGAAAATAAATAAATTGTCGTGAGACGCTAATTTTTCATTATGCAGCAAAAACACACTTTTTCCAAAAGTCTTAAGCCTCTTTTGAAAAATGGACATTTATAAATGTCCAAAATCGATTCGTCCATTGACTTTCCCAGACACTTTTCTTCACTTTTAGAATATATATTGGAAAAGTAACTTAAAGAACCTAATATTATTTATTTTAAAGTGGCTTAAAGAATCTAATCTAGCTTTTTAGTTATAAGTAAAATAAAAATGATTTGTTTGATTGGGCGTTTAACCCAACTCCCCGTAGGGAATCGACTGGAATTCCACCAGATAAGAAAATAATTAATTTAAGGTACAATATATATCTATACAAACTACAACTACAACTAATTTATTTTTTGGGTTTTCCCTTTTTCATTTTTTTCATCTTCAATCTGGCATCGTATTCTTCGATTGCTTTGTAAGCTCCATACACTCGGATTGGAGGGCATTTGTCAAATTCTGGGTTGACTTGACACGGTATAAAATTGTGGACGGTATAGGTGCTCTGATGACGCAGATCTTCTAGAATATCCGGACGCATAATTTTGGTACGATGACTAATATAAACCTTGATTTGTTTACGCATATATTTTGCGTCCCAATGCTGGTAACAGCTTTCTCCTTTTAAGTATCCATCAAACTCACGGTTTTGAAGCTGAACTATACTGTTTAAAACAAATCCAATTTGAGGTTTCGTCCAGCCTTCAAGTAGACCCATAATGCGGTCAGTATTTTGAATAACCCAGTTGTCAAAAAACTCGAATTTAATCGAAATTCTTAACTGTTTTACTACTGAAGAATACTCGCCAACAAGTATTTGAAGTTCGTCAGGTAAAAAGCTAATACGAACTAGCAAGTTATGTTCTTTAAGAACCTCGTTAGCTTCTAGTAACGCGTCGCTTTCTTTTTTAATTTTTTTGTTATTTTTTTCTTGTTCATTCTGCGAACACTCTGGATAGTAAATTTTTAAATGACTCATTTTTAAAAGTGTTTTTGTAAAAGTTTGAAATATATAACGTGCTTAGTTAAGCGAATAATGATTTTATATATATTTTTTATATTTTATAAAATATAAAAAATATATTTTTTTTGTTTATGAAAGAAATTTCTTTGGCTTATGAAAGAAAATTCTTTGGCTAAAGAATCGTATCTTCAACAGTTTTTCAGTTTAAAATACTTTAAAATAAAATTGAAACAATAATATGATTATCATTTAAAATATATTAATTTAAATAATATGGAAGAACCAAATTCTAATAAGGGAAAAATATACGAAACAAGTATACAAATAAATGACATTGAATTTAAAAGATTAGCTATTAAATACAGTAAAATAGCTCAAGATCCAAGAGGTGGTCAATTTTTATCAACATTAAAATCATATGAATTTTATCATGAAGCTTTAAAAAAATTCTTTATTGAAAAATATGGGAAAAAACCAACACAATGTGATAATTTAACCTTTGTGGCATTATTGACATATACAGAAAACCAAATTAATAATTTTACATCAGTGAAAGATATAAAATTATCATTTAATAATTCAATTGGAGATAGTGATTTTGAATCTACTGGTTTTCATATTGGTGAATATATTAGAGACAATACGTGTATATGTAATAAAAATATATTATACGTACATAGATTTCGCAATAAATATACTGGAATTACAATTAATATTGGAAGTGATTGTAATGAATTATACGGGCTTGTAAGTAAAGACGACCCTAATTATAAATCTACATGTAAAAAAATTGAAGAGCATAAAGAAAAAGAAAAAGAAAAAGCTGAAGGAAAACATGAAGGATTTTTTGAAAACGAAAGAGCTATGAAAAAACTTAAAAAAGAAGAAGAAAAATTAAGAAAAGAAAAAGAAAAAGAAATTAAAAAAATGGAAAAAGAGATAAAACAATTAAATAAAACTTATGGGACAAACGTATGTGTATCAAGAAAATGTGTACTTTGTGAAAAATCTATAATATATAACACACGAGATTGTGATATTCAAATTTGTTCTAAATGTTCTAAAAATGAAGACAAAAAAGATAAAATAAATACTAATAAACAAATAAAAACTATTAAAATAGAAGAGTGTATAAATTGTGATAAAAAAACGTGTTTTATAAAAAATGAATTATGTAAAGAATGTCATGAAATATGTAAACTGAATAAATGTAAAATGTGTCCAGAGAGATTTATAAGTGAATTAATTTCAGATGATTTATATTGTCCTCCTTGCGAAGACAATATAATTAAATGTATTGATTGTAAAAATATCGATGTTTTACAAAATAAAAATATAAGATGCTATAAATGCGATTTTAAATTTGTTAATAAAATAACCACAAAAAAATGTCAGCATTGCGATGACAATTTTGATGTAGACGAACAAAATAAATGGATGACATATTGTGAAGAATGTCGTAAAAAAGGGCATTATAAAAAAAAATTAATTTCAAAAATTTGTCAGCATTGCGAATGTCTTTTTACTGTTACTGAAGAAAATAAATGGCGAAGTTATTGTAATGATTGTTGTAAAAAAGGTCATCATAAAAAATAATTTTATTAATAAAATTTAAACTCATTTTTTTTATTTTTATTTTTTCAGTTTAAGTAGCATACATTAATCCAGCGTTACCACCAATAAATGTGACAATATTTATTCTTTCTTCAAAAAGTACTAAATTGTAATTATAATCGTATATGCGCCAAGTTGGTTTATTAATACCAACAATATCACCTGTCTCAGGGTCACAAATTGTTAAAACTTGGGCTAGCGGGTCCAACTGTGGAATAACAGTTGTAAACTCGAACTCTACTTGATTGAAACGATTCATATTTATCGCACCAGAAGGCTGTAAATTATAAGGTGATGTATCCAAACAAAAATTATAACAATATAATCCTTCGGGAGCATTTCCTGGCGTTCTTGTGTATTTTTCAATAAAATTATAAACACCTGCTGGTTGAATGTTCTCTCTATATTGGCCGTCCAAAAGGATTCCAAGACCGAGTAATATTTGTTTTATATTCTGCATACTATAATCTCCTGTAATAAATAAACCGCTTAAAGTTCCATCCGGATTTAATCCTGGACCAAATGTGCCAGGTGGTGGATTAGGATTTGTATAACTGCCTGCCGTAGGAGCCAATTGTAAATCATTTGGTATATAATTATAAGGCCAATTTGTATAATTAGACCATTCGTTTCTTAAATTAGCATCACTTCGCTGTAAATACCACATCCAACTTGAGACTAACCCAATTGATTCTAATTGAATTTTGTTTGGTCCTGTTACATTGTAGAAGATATTCTCGTTAACTTGCTTAAATAAGTATTTTTGTTCATTTTTAGCAAACAATTTTACTTCATCATTAGAGAGAAAAGCATAAGTACAATTTAAATTTATATCCGAGTTCCAAATAGTTCTTGTATCGATATATGATGTAGGTCCTAACTCAATATCAGGTGGAGGTTGAATAAATCTATAAAATTGTTGGTAATATTGATTAAAATTAGGCTGTATATATGGGAAATTATTTGTGTAATCAAATACGTCACGAATTCTGAATAATTCATTGATTGGCCTAAAGGTTACTGTTATATGTAATTCATTATATTGTAAGGCCACTAAAGGAAACGCTTGTTGAGTTTTTAATCCAAACCACGAATTTAATGGTATATAAATTATTCTCCCTCTAATACTTGGTTCAGCCCCAGCTGGGTTAGTCGTATAAAACGCATTTGGATACGCATTTACACGAGTTCCCGCATTTGCCGGGTCATTAAGCTCTGGCACGTTTCCGGACATTTTATCAAATAATGCTTTCTTTTCTCCACTAAAGTCCCTCTGGACTGCGGATAAAAGATATTGCCCCGAGTATTGTTGAAGTGTTTGGTTGCCACAAGTGATTAATATTTCGCTTACCATTTGTGCTCCAATATTATCAATCCATTTGAATTCGTACGGAGCCCACGGTGTGTATATAGTTTCTCCTGCTGAATTTACAACCGTTTGGGGCGGCATTATAGGTGACCATATGTTGGGTAGTTCTACGCTTAAGTAGCAGTCCATAAGCAAATCAGCATATCTCGGGATTTTAAACGTAAATGTAGATTCTTCATTTAATCTTAAGGTTTTTGCACCTTCAAAATCAAGGCGAAATTTTTGGACTCCAAAATTTGTATATTTTTGATAAACACCTTTCCACATTGTCTTGCTAGGATTACCATTTAATATTATGTTTTGTTGTCCCGAAGAAACAAGATTTAAAAGTCCGCCTCCCATGATTTTTATTAATATATACATTTAATTTAATTCTAAATCAATTATAACTATCATAATATAATTTGATTATTTCTAATAACTCAGTATTTTCTTCATTTTTAATTCTATCCATTTGTTTTTCTATTTCTTCTTTTAAAATAGGCAAACGTGTATAAAGCATAGGATTAACAGACTTATTATCTTTATTTTTATTTTTATATTTGTCAGGATTAAAACGAATAAAAATAAATTTTCCTGAATGTAACATATATAAATCATCATACCTAATTTCTTCATCTTTTTTATCATAACTTTTATGCTGTGATTCGTCAGTCTCTACACATAAAAGAGTATTTCCTATTAAAATACGATGGTCTATTCTTCTCCTATTGGTACAATCGCAATTTCCTGTGAATAATGGTTTATCGTGCTGAAATCCAACAAAATTTTCATTAATATAATCTCTCACAGCAATTTCTTTTGTTTTACTTCTAATTTGATATGATAAAGGGTCTAAAGGAAATAAATTTTGATAACAATTACAACAATAACCTTTATATTTTTTATTAGGTCTTGAACCTAAACAAAAATTTGCTTTACATTTTACGTGTCCTATAATATCTATCATATTTAAAAGCTTGTGTGATGCACAATAAATAGGTCTTATTTCTCCTTCATAATTATAATTAGGTCTTATTTTACAATTTTCAAAATTACAAGTTTTATGTACAACATCAACCATTTTTTCAAGTTTGTGTTCGTAACAATATAATCCTTTTTTTTCATCCCTATAATTAAAATTAGGTCTTACGTTACAATTTTCAAAATTACAAGTTTTATGTTTTATATCAAGCATATTTTCAAGTTTATGTTCACAACAATATATAGCTGTTATTTTTTCTATATAATTATAACTAGGAAGAGTTTTACATCCTATAAATTCACATTTTTTAGATTTAATATTTACCATATTTTCAATTTTATGTTCAGCACAATAAAGCATTATTTTTTCACCTTCATAATTACAAATTGGTGGTTTATTACATTTTTCGTAGTTACATTTTTTATTAGTAACAATTATCATATTTGGTAATTTATGTAACGAACAATAAATACCATTTTTTTCATCAGCAAAATTATAATTTGATTGAGTTTTACAATTTTCAAATATACAATTTCTATTTTTAATATTTATCATATTTGGTAATTTATGCGAAGAACAATATAACGCACAAGTTTCATTTTCAAAATTAAAAACTGGTAATATTTTACAATTTTCAAATATACAAGGTTTAGACCTAATATTTACCATATTTTCATTTTTGTGTTCAAAACAATAAATAGCTTTTGTTTCATTTTCAAAATTGAAAGCTGGTCTTAATTTACAATTATCTCCTTGACATATTTGACTAACTAATTTATATTCTTCTTTATGTTCTTTACATCGTGAAGGTTTACCAAAATATTCTCCATAATTAGCATATTTACGACACGTTTCAAAATTGCAGATTTTCGGCATTTTATATAATATACTAAATATTATATCTTTAAGTATATTACTCCTTACTATTTATTTTAATGGAGTAATTCTCCTAAATTTATTTGAAAATAAAAGATACTTTATATTTTAAAAATAATATAATATATTAAGTATATGTCTGAAACAACAGCAAATCCATTAAATAGTGCTTTAAGTTCAATTTCTAATATGAAAGATGACTTTATAAGTAATATAATTTTAGGCTTTATTTTGTTATTAGTAATTCTAATAATTGTATACATTATATATTTAACAAAGTTATCTGGTAAGGAATGCTCTTTTATGAACGATATATATGGTACATTAAATGGTAATATTCGTTCAATAAGTGCTAGTGACCCTGATTGCGGTTATAATTTAAATGAATATTATGTAAAAACAGCATATAATGCTTGTTCAGGAGGGAGCTATAAAAATGATGTGGTGGACATTTGTAACTTAAAGGCTGTTTTAAAACAAGGTGTAAGAGGATTGGATTTTGAAGTATATTCAATTGATAACGAACCTGTAGTAGCTACTTCAACGGTTGATAATTATTATATAAAAGAAACATACAATTCTGTGAGTTTTAGTGAAGTTATGAGTACAATAAAAAATTATGCTTTTTCTGGTAGTACAGCTCCCAATTTTACTGACCCAATAATTATTCACGTAAGGTTTATGTCTAATAATCAAAATATGTATTCCAATTTAGCAAATATTTTTAAATCTTATGATACATTATTGCTCGGAAAAGAATATAGTTATGAAACTTCAGGTCATAACGTTGGAGGAGAACCTTTATTAAATTTTATGAGTAAAGTAATACTTATTTTTGACAGAACTAATACATCATTTTTAGAAAACAAAGATTTAATGGAGTATGTGAATATGACAAGTAACTCTATATTTATGAGAGCATATAGTTATTACGATGTTAAAAACAATCCTGATTTAGAAGAATTGAGAGAATACAATAAAAGAAATATGACAATTGTTTTTCCAGATAGTGGTCCAAATCCGGCAAATCCAAACGGAATTTTATCAAGAGATGCTGGTTGCCAAATGGTAGCAATGCGTTATCAATTAGTTGATAATTATTTATTACAAAATACTGTATTTTTTGATAATTGTAGTTATGCTTTTTGTTTAAAACCCGAACACTTAAGATACAAACCGGTTACAATTCCAGACGCAACTCCACAAGATCCAGCACTATCATATGCTACACGAAATGTCACAACCGATTTTTATAGTTTTGATGTTTAAATATTTAATAATATTAATAATAAATACTTAAAAATGTAATATATATTATTAATAATAATGGGATTATTTCAATCAAAACCTAAAATGGAGGAAATAAAAGTTGAAGAACCAAATGTTGAAGAGTTAAAATCAGAAGAAACACTAGTTGAAGAGTTAAAAGTTGAAGAAGTAATACCTACTGAAGAAGCTAAGCCTGAAGAAGTAATACCTACTGAAGAAGTAATACCTACTGAAGAAGTAATATCTACGGAAGAAGTAATACCTACGGAAGAAGCTAATCCTGAAGAAGCACTTAGAGAATCCGATGTTTCTTCAGAATCTAAGTCTACAGATGAAACTAAAAAAAGAAGAAGGTCAAAAAGAAATAAAAAAGTAGTAGATTTATCTTCTTGATTTTCTAGTTCTTTTAGATTTTCTATATTTTCTAGTTCTTTTAGATTTTCTATGTCTTCTTCCCCCAGTTCCACGAGATTTAGCTATTGGATGTCTTGGAACTGGTTGTGGTAGTTGTTGTTGCATTGCGTGTGCTTCTTGTAAATTTGGTTGAATATCCCAAGGATTTCCTTGTTGTTGCATTAAGTATATTATATGAATATATAAAATACTTAAATAAATATTATATAAGTATTTTAAATGGGTTTAATTCAATCTAAAAGAAAAGGTATTAATTATGATTGTATAATTTGTAGACAAACAAAAGAAGTGCCAAATTTACTAGGTAAATTTGTTGTAATTAATGAAACTGAATATAAATGTAATTCTTGTAATACTATTTTTAAAAAAGAATTTTGTCAAATATGTAAAAAAACTAAAAGAATACCTAATTTAGTCGGAAATTTTTTTGAAATAAAAAATGTCTATAATTGTAATTGTAAAAATAGATAATTTTATAATACAAATAAATAAATATTTATATTATATATGAAGCAAAAAAAAATTTGTAAAGACCTATCTTTTGAAGATTGCGAATTAACCATTTTACGTATGGCTGCGGATAAAGCAGAAGAAAAAATTGGTAAACGTATAGTTAATTCAGAAGAAGTTAAACAAATTGTAATAATTGTTGAAAATTTTATTAAGAAAAAAAATCTTATAGTATATGGAGGTTTAGCAATTAACAATATTTTACCAAAAGAAGATCAGTTTTATGATAAGGATGTTGAAATTCCCGATTATGATTTTTTTACAACAAACGCATTAGAAGACGCCAAGGAATTATCTGATGTTTATTTTAAAGAAGGATTTACAGATGTCGAAGCCAAATCAGGACAGCATCACGGAACATTTAAAGTTTACGTAAATTATATGCCAATTGCGGATTTAACTAATATTCCAAAAGAAATTTACAATGCTTTAAAGAAGGACTCGCTGCGCGTAGCAGGTATATTATATGCTCCTCCTAATTTTTTAAGAATGTCTATGTACTTAGAATTGAGTAGACCAGCAGGAGATACAAGTAGATGGGAAAAGGTCTTAAAAAGATTAACTATTTTAAATAAACATTATCCACTAGCTTCAGTAAACTGTAATGATATTGATTTCCAAAGAGAAATGGAAGACCCGAGTAATGAAGATGAGATTTATGAAACAGTTCAAAATACGCTCGTCAATCAAAGCGTAATTTTTTTTGGAGGTTATGCTATTTCTCTCTATTCTGAATATATGCCTCAACATTTACAAAAGAAATTTGACAAAATAGCAGATTTTGATGTATTATCAAATGACCCGGAAACAACAGCTGAAATTATTAAAGAACGTTTAAAAGATATTAATATTAAAAATGTTAAAATTATCAAAAGAACCGCGGTTGGTGAAATTGTTCCCGAACATTATGAAATTAAAGTAGGAAATGATTCTATTGTTTTTATATATAAACCAATCGGGTGTCATAGTTATAATATAATTAAACACAAAGGTCAAAGTGTAAAAATAGCAACTATTGATACTATGTTAAGTTTCTATTTAGCATTTTTATATACTAATAGACCTTATTATACAGAGTTTTCTGATAGAATTTTATGTATGGCTAAATTTTTATTTGAAGTACAACAAAAAAATAGATTAGAACAAAAAGGTGTATTAAGACGTTTCAGTATTTCTTGTTATGGACATCAAGATTCTATTGAAGAATTAAGAGCTGAAAAGGCTGAAAAATTTAAGGTATTAAAAAATAAAAAGGGTACAAAGGAATATGACGAATGGTTTTTAAATTATCGACCCGAGGATAAGTTTGAAAAAAAAAATACAAAAAATACAAAAAATACAAAATCAATAAAACAATTTAAAACTATAAAAAATATAAAAAATACAAAACCGAAAAAAAAGAACTATACATTTAATTTTTGGGGGAAAAATAAAACACGTAAAATGCGTAAAAACAAAAAACAAATATACTAATATTTGTTATTTAGATACAATAACTTTGTAATAAAATTACATATGTTTCATATATTATTTTTGTCAATATTTTATATAATATATAATCTTTAAATTTGTGTGGAATATATTTTTTTATTAAAAATACAAAGTACACAAAATAAATCAAAATTTTTTCTATAAATGATTTTAAACAAATTCTAGCTTTGTTAAATAGTGACCACTTATTAACATAACTACACATATCTGTATTTGTGTTTTTAATAAAAAAATTGTGAATATCTAATACTCCACTTAAAATTCTATGAAAATTTGATTTTTCATTCTTAACATTTATTAAATACTTAATTTTATCATATCCAAATAGATCTAAATGTAAAATTTTTCTATCATTTCTAATTTTAAATATATATGGATTTATACCGTCAATATATTTATTTTCAAATAATACATTTCCATCCATAAAAAATGGAATATAACTTGATTTTATTATTGTATTTATTATATCTTCTTTATTTTTGTAAGTACATTTTGTTTTACTGTTTCTTTTTTTTATATTTGTATATCTAATATATAATTTATTATTTACTTTACTACAAATATCATCCGGAATTTTATTTTTTAATATTGAACTAAGAACTTGACTAATATTTAAATTATGCTGATTTTTTAATTGGTCGAAAATAATACTATAAAAGCTTTCTGAGATATCTAAACAATCAATTATATAAAGAAAAGCACCAATAGAACCAATACTACATCCAGATATTCGGCATATTTTAATATAATTTCTTTTTTCCATTTCTTTCAAAAAATATAATGCTCCAACTAAATAACTACCATTGAAAATACCACCGTCTAATACTAAATCTAATTTTATAGGATTTTTACTATTTTTTAGTTCTTCTGGTAAATTTTCAATAAATTTTTCAACATATTGTTGAATCATAACTATAATTAGTATAATTGTCTATTTTACTAATTATAATTGAAACGAATTTTATTAAATTAAAATTTACCAAAATGGGTTGTTATCCTATTTAACATATAAAATAATAATCCAAACAGTATACTAGTAAATAAAAACCCATTAATATTTAAATTACCGTCAACTGAAAAAAGAATAGGAAAATAAGTAAATAAATTTTTTCTAAAAAATGGCAATTGAAATAAAAAATACAAAACTGCTAATAATAAAGGGGTTTGGATTTCACTATACATTTCATCAAGTGAGCTATTATTTTGCGCGTTTTTATTGTAATTATTTATCATATCTTCATTTGTTTCATAATTTTTAATATAATCTGGTTGTTGGGTAATTTCAGGAACATAATTCGGTTGTATGTATGGGTCTGTTGTAATACCACTTGTGCTCATAGAAATATCTCTTGATGGTAATTGTGTAGAACCAGTAATGCTTGCTTGTTGAAGTCCATTTACAATTTGACTTATAGTAGTTTGGTCTAAACTTATTCCAGCATTATTAACTTGTTTACCAATTTCACTAGAGCTTATAGATATATTATTACTAATATTACCTCCTCCAGCTGGGTCAGTTGGCAAATCTAAAATATTAGTTGAATCACTCATAATTATTATAAAGAATGATTGTCTATAGTAATTACGCAAAATTAATTATTTTTTTATCTACATTACATTTTGTGGGTTCAGATACATATGTGTAACACTTATTATTAAACTTATGTATTTTATCTTTTATTTGGTCTAAATGCGGAGCATTAAAAATCAAACATTGCTTATCTTTACAAACTGTTCTAAATAAAGAAGCTAAGCCAAACCCTAGTAAAATAGACATTAGGTATTTTCCTGTTTCAGTATGGACGAATTTTCCTAGATGCATTGTTAATATAATAAAATATTAATATAAATTAATAGTTTATTGATTATTCTTTAAGAGGCCTGAATTGGTATGCTAGTTATTTTTGATTCATCTGATGGGCAACTAACCTCAACTGGTTTAAAATAAAAACAATTATCAGCATTATCCTTAAATAAAACATTATCTACATTTTCAGGTGAAGGATAAATTAAAATTTTTTTCATTTTAGGTCCTAAAACATAAACAAAAAATAATCCTATAGCAAAACTAATTATAAATACTGGAAATGATATGTAGTTAAGTAACATTTATAAATAATATATATATTAAAAATAATAGGTTGAACTTTATTGGTTTAATAAAATATATCTAACGTACTATTAATTGAGACCTCACCGGATATAAATAGTCATATATTTTTTCTTCAAGCCTACCTTTAAACCACGTATCTGCTAGTTCCTTAGTTATTGTATTACCTGGTTTACCAATCTTTTCTAAATCTTTTTGATAGTCAATAATTAAGTCTTTATAAATTTTAATTACTTCATTATAAAATTCATTACCAAAATCAAATGTTCCATCTTGTAATCGAGTCGGTGGAAATATAACATTTCTAGGATATATAAATTTAAGTGTTTGTTTTGCTTTATTATTTATAGCATAAGCATCCATTGATTCTTGTAACCAATCCGGGTCTCTAGCCAATAATTCTTTGTGTTTTGGTGAAAGACGAGACCACACTTGTTTATAGTTTTCATCTTGCCATGTAATTGAACCATCTTCGCCAATTATTGGTAAATTTGAAGGCATAACTGCTGCGACTTCTTGAGCTTTTTCTTCACTTGGTGAACTTTCTTCAATTCTCAATTTTCTAGTTTTAGGTTTTATTTCCTTTCCTTTTTTCTTTTTAGTTTTTCCTTTAGATTCAAAAACACCAAATACATAACTAATCACTTCAGAACCAAATGGTTCTTCTAAACTTTCTATCGTATTTTTTTTTTGAATTAAATGATATTCATTTGTATCTTCATCATATTCTACTTTACTGTACATATATTTTAGATTTCTTATTTTTTCTAGTTTACCAATTTGCTGCGGATTTCCAATTTCACCAGGTTTATTTATAAGTAAACCAACATAATTATTTCTTATAGTATCTTCAATTAATTGAATATTATCATCTATATTTGCGTCTTTGACATCTTGACTTATATTTTTTATAATTAAATAATATTCTGTTAATAATTCTTTTAATTCTTTTTTTTTATCTTCATTATCTGTTTTGCTTATTAATATTTCTAAATAATAATTTTTTAAATCATATGTATCATTTAAAATTTGTTTATATTCCTCAAAAGTATTTATAGCTTTTTCAGCTGTAATATAACCAAAAAGTAATTCATTTTTTTTCTGAATAATTATTTTTTTATCTTCTTTTATGCTATCATCTAGTGATTTAATATTATTTTCTAATGAGTCTACACTGTCTGTTTTAAGATTTATATTTAATTTACAAGGTTTTACCCTATCGCCACAAACTGCTGATAAAGTTGTAAAACCAGTGTAACCATCATCATTAAATTTTCTAGAAAAGATTGTTCCAACAGGTCTTTTACAATTTATACATTTTTGTTTTAATTTTTGAAAATTACTTCTTTTTTCATTCCAACTTAATTTTTTATTAGTAATTATGTCTCGTTTTTCTTTATTATAGGTTGTTTCATATAATGTCTTAAATTGATAATAATTATTTAATGCTTCATTGAATGATATCATTATATATATTTTATATTATTTATTATAATATTATTATTATTATTATAATATTATTATTATTTATTACAATTTTATTTTATTGTTTATTATATCATATTCACTATCCCATCCAGGTAATCCACTAATTAATTCTTGGTGAGCTGTTCTTTTAGCCTCTTGAAATGTTTTAACCTTTGATAAAATATATTGTTGTTTTTCTTTATTTTTCCTTTCTTTTTCTACTTGTGTTAGTCGACCTTTATATTTATAAAATAATATTGCTCCTAAAATTAACAAGAACCCTATAAGTAATCCAACATTTATAAGTATATTATTATAATTACTTTTATATTTATGACACTGTTTTAGTGTTTCATTTAAAAAATATTTTGTTCCGGGTTCTGTTAATCGTGGTTTTTCGAACTCATTGAAATCCATAATAAATACTTTTATTAAACTAAAAAATATTATACACAATATCTATATGGCTAATTCTTATATAAATATTGTTACTTTTATATTAACTACAGTATTTTATTATTTGGCACTAAAGCCTAGTTTATCATATGATGATTTAATAGATGTTAAAAAATATGAAGAATATAGTAAAAATAACTATTTATATTTAGGTATTTATTTAGTACTAGTAATGTTAATTCAATTTGTTGTAAATGCTTCAGTTATTTCTACAACTTGCGGAGGAAGTATTTCTGAAAATATAGGAGCAGCTGGAATTTTAACATTTATTCCTTGGACACTAATATTTGGAGTTATAATTATTATTTTATTAATTTATCCTGGATTTAAAAGTGCTTTTTCGGATGTAATTGGATATTTTTATATTTCTGGATCAGCTACAAAAATAATAACTGAATTACTCGTAAATAGAGACCTAGAAAAAAAATTAACTGGTACAGAAACTAAGGAAGAAAAAGAATCCTTAGAGGATGCGGCTGATGCTATTGTTAAAATTTGCGGTAATACATCTATATTAATAAATCAAATTGTTCCAGATAATTTTGAAAAATACTGGAAAATTTTAACTCCATTAATGAAACCACAATACAAAGATAATAATTCACAGGAAACAAAAGATATAAGACAAGAATTATTTGAATTAGTTGTCACAAGAGATAATATTGGGGAATCTTTATGGTATATTTATACTGGTATTTTGATAACATCAATCGTCCAACTTAAAATTACAACTAGAGGTTGTAATAATAATACGGCTACAATGGAGAAAAATTATAATGAGTTTTTGAAAAAGGAAGAAGAAGCGAAAGCTAAAAAGGCGGAAACAGATAAAACTGTATACACAATAACAAGTTAAATACTTTTATCAATTACTTTTATCAATTGTAACTTCCCTAGCTATTTTCTTTACTATTTTATCAGCTTTTTCGGCATCATTATCACCTGGGCCTCCCATTGCCTCTACTACAATATGATTATACTGATCGCTTTTTTTGGAATCACTATAAATACAATCTGGATA